CTATGTCTTCTGCTATCTTAGATAGTTTAACTGAAGAAGATAAGTAATTTAAACATTGGAGGAAACAAATGCCAAATCGTGGTAAATATAAATACGCTGATCCAGCGATCAGTGATTCTTATAAAGAAAAGAAGTTAGATGGTGAATTTGTCAATCAAGTTAACTATCTAGCTACTCGTTTAAAATATCAAGCCTCTGAGCTAAAAGATATTGTTAAAGTTCGTAATAATCCTCAAATGTATCCTGATCGATATTATGAAATGAAAGGTCAAGATATTAGTGAGGCTGCATTTAAAAATGATTTAAGTATCTTCAATACTACTGACAGTGGTGAAAAATTGACATTAGCTCAATTTAATAAAATCATCAAAGCTAACTGGGATACTTATAGCTATGCTACTACTTTATTTGCTGATCAAATCCAAGGTATTAAAGACCTACCTAAATTTAATGAAAATGAAGTACTTTCCTATAATAGATTCATGCAAATCATGGATAACTATAATAAGATCAATGACTACTTAAACCGTAACTGGAATAAATATTTCGATGGTTCTGGTTATTGTATCCTTTCTTGTCAAGTAGCCTGTCAAGCAGCATGCCAATTAGGCTGTCAATCTTGTCAATATAATACTTGTCATAATCAAAACTGTGGAGGTTGGTCGTAATGAAAATCTTCTTATTAGACGAAGTGTATGAGTTTGCTAAATCTGTTGGTATTACTGACAAAATTAATGCACTAGCTAAGAAGATGTACGATCCAAGTACAATCCAATCTGACTTACAATCATACTACGACTTCAGTCATTCTGAGGAGTATGCTAAACTAATTGCTGAACTAGAGACCAAGTTAAAAGAGACTGATATGTCTCTTTATAATATCTTGGTCTACAGTAAGACTCAATCGTATGATGTAATCGTTGAATTGCTTAATAACGTAAAGAATCTACGTGATAGATTTATTCTCTTAGATAAAGCAATCTCATATAAAATATCAAGTGCTCTTGAATATGAACTTCTTGTTGCATTATTCTGTAATATGTATACAGAGGTAACTGAAGAAATCAGAGCAGCTCTACCTAAATATATTCATCTAGCATATTTCAACTACGCTAGTATTAGATACTGTTTACGTATCTCTACATCTGGTAATGTAGATATCTTTGATGAATATGAAAAATACATGGGTAGAGTATATACTCAAATTCAATCCTATATCAATTCTAAAGATACATTAAGTAACTTACGTCTTGAAGTTAGATGTGCAGCTTTACAGTACATTCTTCCTAGATTGACTGATGAAAAGCGTATTGAAACTTTAAAGAAAATTGAAACTCTAGCTGATGTATCTACTATGGACTTTGATAATAAAGAAAGATCAATTGGCGTTATATGGACATTTGAACGTCTATATGAAGCATACTTTGATTTGAATAATTATCCTAAGTTCTTCTATTGGGTATATAAGCAATTTAAGTATCTTGATAATGCATTGACTGATAAAGAAGCATTCTTTGATTCTTTGCGTTATTATAATAAAAATAATATCACTGGATTCATCATCTCTATGAGACGATTCTATTTGATTCAAAGCTTATTCCCATTATTCCATATGAATTTTGATAATATCTTACCATCAGATAGAAACTTCATTAGCTCAGATGATTTAGATTTCACACTATATGATGATTATGCAAACAAGTTAGTTATGACTAAGTTTAAAACTTATGTAGATACCTGGTATCAAAATAATCTTGATAAACTTAAAGACTTATCTCATAATACTGAGATGCTAATCAAGTGTGAAAAGATGGTTGTTGAAGGACTATCAGAAGAAGCGGCTAGTGCTGTAGTGGCAGTTAATACAAACTACGATGCAGTGCCTCATCCTGAATTGATTATTACACCAACTCCTGGTACATTCAATTCTAATATCGGTGAAGAAATTGGCGCACCTGAAATCGCACCTAAGATTGATGTTGCGCCTCCAGAAGGATTTAGTGTCAATGCAGCTGATCTTGCTAGATTAACTGAATTCAATAATCAGGAAGGTAGTCATGTAGTTATGAGTCCTGAAGAATTGATTGAGCATGAAGAAGAACGCTTAAATGCACCTACTGAAACTCCTGCTCCTACAACTTCTACTGAGGCTACTACTCCAGTAGCTGCTCCAGAGGTTCCTACACCTCCAGTAGTACCAACTGAAACTTCAACACCTGAAGCAACAACTCCAGTTCCACCTGTACCACCTACAGGTATACCTCCATTGCCAGAAAACTTTACTGTCAATGAGGATGAATTAAATAGTTTAACTGAAGAAGAACGTGCAGCTATGGCAGCTGCCAATGAGGAATAATGTATAAAGAAATATATCTAATGCTTACAGAGGCTTGTCCTAATAGATGTGAGTATTGCTACATCAAAGGGCGAGATAACCCTGCAACAATGACTTTTGAACAGATAGATCAAATTATACAAACAGAAAAGCCTTCGAGGATTTTATTCTTCGGAGGCGAACCTCTTCTTTGTCTTGATCTTATCGAAAAGACTATGGAGAAATACTATGGGAAACTTAAATTCCAAATAGTAACTTCTACTGTAGTTAACTTTAAAGAATTTATCGATCTTAATGAGAAGTATCCTATGAATGAAATTCAATTATCATGGGATGGTTTTGCAGATAAGAATCGTGTTGATACATGTGGTAAATCCATTGCATCTAATGTATATCAAAACATCTGGTATGCTATTGAACGTGGATTGAAATTTGATATCAAATGTGTTATTGGTAATGAAAACGTTCATCTTATGGAAGAGATCCATAAACAATTTATGGAATTCAAGAAGTATGGTGTATCTGGTGAGTTCGTGGTAGCTCATAGATCTCTATATACTGATAACTTCCTTGAAGTATTTAAAGAGCAATATAAGAAGACCTTTACATTAGATAAGATGTATATGGACCATCTTAATAGAATTATTGCAGTTATGCAAAATGATAAATACTTTGGTTCTTGTGATGCTGGTAAATACAAAGTTATCACTCCAAGTGGGTGGGAATCTTATTGTACTGCATTATCTCAAGAAGATAAGAAGTTCGGTGATGAGTTACTTCAAAAGCCATGTAAAAATCCTAAGTGTGATGATTGCAAATGCCGTTGTATGTGCGATGGTGGTTGCCGTTATGAACGTTACTTAGAATTTGGCGATGAATGGGAATATAACTTCCTTGAATCTACTTGTATCATGATGCACGTATACTACGACACAATCAAAGAATGGTTAGACTCTTTAACTGAAGAAGAGACTGAACGTTTATATGAAATCATTCAACGATATAAAGCTTATCAAGCTGAATATCATTCGGAGGTGGAATACTAATGCTTAACTACGTTCCTGAACGGATATATGAAGTATTAAAAGATGAACCTAAGTTTAATGAACTAACTGAAATCATCACTGACCGTTTCTCCAAACTAAGTACATTACTCGATGTAGTTATGTTTGATACTAATGCAAAAGCTGACAAAGAAATCTATGACTACTACGTTAATACTTTAACTGAGTTAGTCAATGAGAAGTGTCCAGAATATGCATTACAATTACACGTTACTTTAATGCAATCTGATAAGAATGAATTATTAGGATACTATGATGATCGTCATAAATATGATGCTGAGACTACAATGTATCTTTTATCTTATCTAATCAATTGCTCTTATGATGATTATACATTCCCACAATTCCAAAAGACATATGTGGAAACTTATGAAGCTACACCGATTGAAGTACGTAATAAGTTCTCTGATTATATTCATCTTAAATATATCAACTCTAAAGTTGAACGTTATGCTATGTATGATGCTCCAAGAGATGGTACTTATTTGATTAAAGTAATTGATCTTTTGAAAACTCTATATGAGACATTCAAAGATATTGTAAATGATATCAATATTCTTAAATATTGCTTTATTGAAATCTTAGACCACTCTCTAACTAATGCATTCAAGTTTGTAGATAATGATAAACTTATCTATAAAGCAGTTCAACAATTAGAGATCCCAGATGAGTTTGAAAATGGTGACTTTAAAGGCACATCTATCAATGAACTTGGTATCTTAGATAAGAAATTTGAATTAGCTGTAGCTTCCCGTAAATGGGTAGATGCTATTCAAAAATATAATGATGTATTAGACTGGATTGAATTAGCTTTACTTCATCCAGAAAAACTATATCGTACTCTTATTATCTATGATAAAGTTATGGCACCAAACTTCTGTGCTATCTTACGTAGATATGTAAGATTATCCACAGAATTCTTTAACCGTGCTGGTGAAAGAGAAATCAATCTTAATCCACAAGATAAAGAATTTATCTTAAGACCAAACTATGAAGGATTAGAAGTTTCCAATTTGGAAACAACTCTATCTTTCAACCGATTAACTAAACACATGGATGATTGGTTTGAAAATAATGATATCTCTCTAATGGCATTTAGAGCATGGTATTATAATATCTATAAGAATGGATTGAATGAAGCATATGTACAATTGTCAGAAGATTAATATAAAGTCTATTGAAGGCTTTACTTTATCTACTCTGGAATTAGACGTAGCGCAAGTCTGCAATATGGCTTGCGCTTATTGCTATCTCAGAGGAAATACTAATGAACCCCAAAAGTTTGATCGTTGGGATGACTTATATGAGTTATTAAGAAACGTCAAATTAGCAGATAAACTTACTATTGGTCTAACCACTGGTGAGTTATTCTTAGATGAGACTGTAGAGTATATTTATAACTCAGTGAAGAAACTTAATAAGATTAATAGATTCTCTGACACTGAGATATTGTATAGATTGTATTCTAATGGATCTAATGCAAAGAATATAATTGATATCTTTGACTATATTGGATCTAATAAAACTATGATTAGTATCTCATATGATGGTAAAGACTCTACTAGAGTATTTAAACCAAATAGAGATATAGATATCACTAAACAGCTAGAGATCTTAGCTGATTCTAGATATAGTAATAAAATCATTATCCGTTATGCATTGCATAAGAATATTCAAAATATGTTTGATACATTTAAGTTCATCCATGAGCTTGGATTCAAGAATATTGAATACTATACAGTGAATAACTATGATAGATATAGAGATCAAGATTATATTGATACCTTTATTGGTCAATTAGAAAAGACTCTAGACTATTTTGATGGATCTGACTTTAAGATCTATAATATCAATAAATATAAAGAGCTTAAGACTCCTAGACGCTTATGTGAATATGGATCTTCTTTAGCTATAGACTTATATGGTAGACTTACAATGTGTCCATTATCTTTTGGTGGTGATGTTATTGATGAGACTACTATTGACTTATCTGATTACAAAGATCTACCTAATCTGTATAACAAATTCCAAGAGGAATTCATTATAGACAGATCTAAACTAGATTGTGCGTCCTGCAATAATCAGCTATGTGAAGAATGTTGTTCATTTAGATCTATTCCTAACAGTGAAAATAGACTATATCAACAATGTAAACTTAGACATGCTGAATTAGCAGTTTATGATAAATTATATAAGGAGTCATCAAATGTTTGAAAGATTTGATGCATTAGTATATAAAGTCTCTGAGTATTGTAACTTAGATTGTGTTTATTGTTTCCAAAAGCATGATGTCAAAGAACGTACTAGAGGCTTTACATACTTTGATGAATTAATTAAGTTACTTATAACTTTACCATTAGCTGATGACTTTGAAGTCAAAGTTACTGGTGGTGAGTCTAGTCTTCATTGTGATAAGATTAGACAAGACTATAAGAAGTTTAAGAAATTAGAGCGTTATAAAGAGACAACCATCAATATGACGACGATTTCTAATGGTAGCAATATAGGTGGTCTGATAGACCTTTGGAATGACCATATTTTAGATCCATGGGGTTGTAAGATATCCTGGGATGGTATATATAGTGCATCAAAATCAAGAAAGCCAAAGAATATTAAAGTTTTTAATGATGATTATTTTAATAGAGCTATTATTGATTTAGGAAGATCAGATTACAATGATAAAGTTCTAGTTCGTACTGCATGTACACCTGACACTATTGATAATCTATATGATGCATACAAATTTGCATTAGATAATGGTTGTTATAAGTGGGAATACTATCCACTATCAGACTGTGATTACTATAAAGACCCAGACTTCCTCAAGAAGTTTGAAGAGCAACTTTATTATATCTTTGAAGAGAATGCTAGAGAAGAAAATGATGATAAACTAGTTGCAAATGTCGACACAATGTTGTATACTAAATATGCTGGTGTTAAAGATAAACTCCGTGCTATTAGTTGTCGACATCTAGGTCATTTCCTTCACGTTGGTATCGATGGTTCATTATATCCATGCGGATATTTCTCTGATGATGCATTCTATGAAAACCAAACAGTTAAGATTGGTGATGTATTCACTGGATTATATCCAGATGTAATTGAATCATTCTCCAAAGAGTATAGTCAAACTCCAATGTGTAGTATATCTGAAGATGATGGTTGTAAGTGTTATCATTGCTTTGAATGTCCAGCTGTAAGCAAATTCTATAAGAATAACTTACAGAATAAGATGAGACAACAATGTGCAATGAGACATATTGAATCTAAAGTATTCAATGATGTCTATAAAGATTACACTAATGATAAAGAACGTATAGTACGAAATTTCTCCTATGCCGGTTTCTAAAACATGTAAATATGGTTTTGGGTTAAACTCTGTAGAATTTAATATGTAAAAGGAGAATTAGTATGAGTACTACTAGAACTTTTGTCAAGAGACAATCTATTAAAATGAAAGTTTTTAGAGTTGTTAAAGCACTCTTTAAACCAATCTATATTTTGAAGGCTATAAGAATACTTTTAACTATTCTTATACCAAAGAAAAAGAAATAAACTATTACCCCATAGGAGTTTTATCTCCTATGGGGTTATTTTAACATTTAGATAATCATAAAAGGAGGATTAAACTATGGCAAAACTTAGAGACACAGCCGTTAAAGATAACTTAAATATTGCTGGTAGTGTAGTTGCTAATGGTAAAGTATTATCCGTTGAAGGTCATACTCATACCCCTGCAAACATTACCGGTTTAGATACATATATTAATCAAAAAATCCAAGCTGCTGGTGGTACTGGTGGAAGTGGTACCCCTGCAACACCAAGTGGAGATATTAATGCTAAGACGCTAGATGGTCATCCAGCTAGTGATTTTGTTTTGAAAACAGAATCTACTACAACTACTACTGGTGGTGGTACAGTATATTCATATAAAAAGACTCTAAAATTTACATCTCCTACTATGCAAATTACAATACCAGAATCTATAAGTGGTGCTACTATTAAAGTAACTGATAAGTTCTCTACAAAAACTTTTAAAAAGAATAATACATACAACCAATACCTTCCTACAATGGAGTTATTTGATTTTCCAGATATAGAATTATATAATTATTCAGCATATATACCAACTTACTGTGTAAATAATAATATAATTGCGATATCTGGATTATCCCATGATGAACTTAAAATAACTATAGAAGTATTATCTATCACTCCTATTACAGAAGATATCAAAATATCTACGGATATAAGTATAGGAGGATGGAGATCATTTAATATTGATAAAATATCATTTACAAATTTAGGGTATACTATATATGATGCAAATAAAATAGTATTTACACCACCAAAAGGTCTTAGAGCGGTAAATTCTAAATTAGAAGAATATACCACATTATGTCTATATGGTCAAGTAAAAATTTTAGATTTAGATAATAATCTAACTGTTAGAACTTATAATGGATCACTATACAGTTATAATCCAGATAATGTACAATATAAATCTGCACGTATATATAGTAAAGGGGTTAATATATATTTTATTAGCGGATTATCTAAAAATATTATAGTTAAATCTAATTATGGTATTGTATATTATGATATTTCAAATATTTCTAGTAATGCAACCCCATCGAGAGATAGTGCTGATAATGCAGAAGGTGAATACAACTTAATTAGTATGAAGAAACTAGTAGGCGGCTCTAATAGCTCTGGTGGAACTATATCTGCTACTATTAATGGTGTGCAATTTGATGGTAAGACTAATATAACTACACCGGCAAGTAAGCTAATCACTCCAGTTCATATTAATGGTGTAGAATTTGATGGATCTCGTGATATCACCATCCCAGCACCGACTAATGCATTAACTTTAGGTGGATTAGATTCTAGTCAATATATTAAAGCAACTGATGTTGGTAATGTAGCTGGTAAGATTCCTAAATTTGATAATGATGGATTCTTAGTATATCCAGATGGTTCTAAGGAGCGGATTGAAAATGCCTAAGCTTAATAAAGTATTAGCAGTCTATGATAGTAATGGTAATCGTCAAGCAATCCCTCTATATAGCTCTCTAAGTGATGTAAATAACTTAGGACGTCATATTAAAGTAGCTGGTATTGGTGATGCATACTATCCATTGACTGAAAACCTATCTCATGTTAATGCATCTAAGAAAATTGTAGTTATTGGAAATAAACCCTATAAAGCCTTACTTACTCTAGATGAAACTCCTTCTAATGGGATAAGAACTATATTAGACGCATTAGATTCTAATGGATATATATCCCCAGAGAATTCTAAAAAAATAGAAAATATCGACCGAAGTGTCGGTGGAGTAGTTAAGATTAACCATAATACTAATATGGATGATTATAACTTTGCTGATATGTTTAGTAACGGTACAGTAGTTAAGTTAGATGACTATTCTGATAAATCAAAGAAAATTGATTATTTAAGTTTAATTAAATTTAGTGATAGTGATATAGAAATGACCTATGAAGTACCAGTAAGTGCATTATTATATTCACCATCGAGTCTAGATCATACTGGTAAATTAACAATATTAATGGCTGATAGCTATAATTATGCAATTGATTCTTTATTTAGTGGTCCGATAGTACTTAATATGCATGGAGATATTCAATTCTTAGGCAAATATACTGATGCAATGATAAAGAGAATGTTAATTAATTCGGCTAATAGTCATCTTACTACTAATGAAATTATAACTGGTCATAGTAGCCATATAAATAAAATCAAACTTGGCACTGATACAATTGATCCATTAGCTAGTGGTTCTTATAATACTATTGAAATATCTGGTTGTGATATTAATGAGTTAAGTAATTGGAACTTCACTACACTTGTATATCAAAATCCTAGTGACGCTACATGTAATACATTCATAGCTCCAGTTACTAAGTATAATGAAAGTAATATAGATTATTTATTTAGAACTGGTAGAGATACAGTTAGAGATAAGTCTGTATTAACTGGAAACTCAAATAGATTTGATAAATTCTATGTGGTGATGAATCCTACAAGTAAAAAAAATGCATCATCTGATCCAGCATTATTAACTTATCAGTTTAATATCATTGCTCATGATACCACAGGAGCTAAAATTGAATTAGCTAAGTTCTATATCATTGCTCCAGTTATTAAAAATATAAGTAGTACTGATTATGCAACTGCAGTTGCATCTGAGAAGACTACTATAACTGATGGCGATATTATTGCAGTTGATTATAATAAATTTAAAGCTGGAGTAGTTCCTAGTGTTAAAGTTATATTCGGTAATGATATTCTTCATACTTTATTGATAACTCCAGAAGTGGACGAGAACACCTATAATCTATATTATAATATAAGAACTATTAAGTCAGATATTCTCGTTGATGGTAAAGCTAAATCTCGTACATTGATTTGTAATTTAAAAACAGGTCAATTTGGTAATATTAGTAAGTATCCTGGAACTGATAAACCATCATTGAATTTTACAGTAAATAATATGCTTAATATTAAACAGAATTCTAAATTTACTGATCAGTATCCATATAATTGCATGATACTATCTACAGATCCATCTATTAAAGATACTTTATTAGATAATACTGATTTATTCTTATTCAATGTATTTAATATAATGAATGAGCCTGGATATAATCAGTCCTCAAATTGCGTATATTATCAAAATTATATAAGTGAATCAGATGCTGGAGATTTTATGTCTATACTTATGAGATCAAAAGATGAAAATAGATATACTCCATTAAGTTTAACTGAGATGATATAAAATATTCCCAGAAGAAGTTTAAACTTCTTCTGGGTTATATATTATTAAGGTGATTCATATATCTTATATTTATTTCAAGGAGGAAAAGTATATGAAAATTTTTAGTGTATGTGCAAGAGTAGATTATCAAGGTCAAGATGTTATCGATCTAGGGTTATTTAAGTCCTCTAAAGCTGCTTTATTAGCAATGAAAACATTCATCGATGAACATGTTCGAGCTGCTAATAAAATTAGTGTAGAGCTATTTACCTTTAGCGATAACACTTTGAATCAAGATGCTAGTCTTCCATATACGACTACTGATCTTATGTACAATCCTAGTACTAAGAAGTATGATGATCTAAATCCAGTATTATTTGTATAATACTGGTGGGAGGGAGAATTTATCTCCCTCCTTTTATTTTTTTTGTAAAAATATCCCCATAGGAGTTGAGCTCCTATGGGGAATAATTTTTTAGTATTTAATTAATGGGTATAAATTAATGTGATCTGGATGAATACTATTTCCTCCAGAGTATACACTAGAAGATCTGGACGCATCAAATTTTAATTTTTTACCATAATTTGTTCTAAGATGTAGTGTTTGTGCACTACCATCTGTTAGTTCTGTATCTTTAACAAATGCACCAGATGCATATTCAACACCAAGTACCCCATCGGAGCGGATTGCCATTTCGCCAGTAATTCTAGGAGCACTAGAAGAAGCGAATTCACCAATATCACCAGCATCGACATCTGCCTTTAAATATACGTATCTATAATCTGGTAAGAAGAATTTATCAGAACCAGATTTTCTAAATAGACCACGTTTATTTGTATCAGTTGTCCATAGACCATTATTTTCCGCAAAGTCATAAAGTCTAGGGTATCTAGATTTTGCAACTTCTGCACCATTAGCTAATACATAACCATTAGCTATATATGGAAGTAAAACTAATTCACCAACTAAATGAGCATCATCTCTATCAAAGTATTGTACTACAGAATTACCTTCCAAGTTAATAACTGCACCGATAATATTACTATTACTACTTAATGTACGAGCATTATTATCATTCACAGTAACTGCATTATTAGATACAACTTGATATGCTTTACCTTGATAGATGAATTTTTCACCTTTAGCGAAAGTTGCACCATTAGTCCACATTCTATATCCGGATTGCAATTCTATATATCTGACTAAATCGGAATTTATAGTATTAGCTACTTGCTGTTTAATATTATTAACAGTCTGAGTCAATGTATCTTTAGTAGTATTTACTAAACTAGTTAAGCTAGTTTTAGTAGCTTCTATAGTATCAGAGTTAGCGAACTCAACCCAGTCATTGATACTGGAATTACCAACAGCAAATTTAACTTTTTTGCTTCTTGGATCATAGCCAAATTGACCAGTGAAGCTAGGAGTCATATTAGTATTACCATGTATATTGAAATGATCCACAGAATCATAACCACCTCTACCATCAGAGATATAATATTGAGGACCACCATATCTTTGAGATAAACGTGTACCAATAATTTGACCTCTAGTAGTACCAGTTTGCCATACATTAGTTCCAACTTCTTGGAATCTAACTGTACCGCCACCACCGGTTTCATTAGCTGTATTCTTATTAACTGTACCATTTACATAAATATCACCATCTGTAGCATAATATACAGTAGGAATATTTGCATCAACTACATTATTAGCTCCAGTTACATTTACACAAGATCCTTCAGCAGAACGGATTGCATGTGTAGCTTTACCAGAATAAGTACAGTTTTCTAATTGTACGTTAGCAGTGAATGCATCTACATGGAAGAAACTAAATCCATTATTTGCATTGATCTTATCAGCTAACTTACTATTCATATTGATAAATCTACATTTGATAAATTTGGCAGTTGCATTAATAATTTCAATATTAGAGAATGCACTGATATCTCTAATATATTGATCACTCAATGCACCAATATCAAATGTAATATTTTCAAATACAACTTGATCAGAGTTAGTAATATACGTTGCAGGTAATAATACTGGTTCAGTACCATCATTTATTACACGTACTTTACCTTTAAGACCAATGAATTGAAGTCTTTGAGGAATATTATATTCAGGATTAACGAAGTTATAGTTTCTAGCATCATCAACATAGTTACCAGGTGCGATATTAATAACTATCTCTTTCATATAATCCATATGAGCTAATCTTACAGCATCAGATAAATATTTAACTGGAGTTGCTTTATCACCAGTGAATACATCACCAGTATAATCTTTATTTACAAAGATTTGACCATTAGCTTCTGTAAGTTGATAAGCTACATTATCAGGATAAGCTCTAGTTAATTTATTATTATAAGATACACTATCATTATCAGCCTTATATGTAATATGGATATCTTCAGATTGATTACCTAAGAGATATACATTAGCTCCCATATCAAATAAATTAGCTTGATAGTTGAATCTTAATGCATCTGATGTAATTTGATATCTATTTGCAGTTACTACAGCATCAGTTGGATTCAATTTCTTGAAAGACCAAGGCATATTAGTGATAGAATGATGGTTAGATTTAAGCAAGTCTACATTAGCTGGTAATGTAGGAGCAAATCTATTCATCATAGCAAGACCACCATCTGCTTGAGTTACAAAGTTACGACCAATATAAGATACAGTTAAGCCGATACATGTATTATTATAATCGCCACCTACCCAATCTGCATTGTGGAGTCTGATATCATCTTCGCTATTATTATGGAATAATAATGTAGCACCATGGAAGTCTTCTTCCCCTGTAGGAGCTGGAGTCATTCTAATAGCATTTCGGTCAGCTGCAGTCTTATGAGAGTTATACATATCTTTGAGAGATTGAGCTGGCATACCGAATTTACCAGGGATACCATTAGGGTATTTAGCTACATCTTGCACGTATACTTTCTCAACTAACTTCTCGTTCATCAATCTGATAGCATTACCATAATGATCTTTATGCCAATGAGTGATTAATAAGAATTCAAACTTAGAGATATTATTTTCTCGCATAGTAGCTTTGATAGAGTTTATACCACCATCGCCGATACTATTATTAAAACAGTCAATAATAAACCAGTATTTCTCATCAACACCAACGATAGTACAATCACCGATATCTTGTTTATCTTGATCACCTTCTTGGCGAGGACCATATTTAGGGAAGATAACGTCTAAAGATTTAGATTGTGCTACTTGGGAACGTTTCTTGAAGTCTTCTAATGCATCACCAAGAGAACGAGTTAATGCTTCAAAGTCTGGACGTGTAATAGTGACTTGAGTATTATTAGTTGCACGAGAACGAGCTACTTTATATACAACAATCTCAATTACATCACCTTTATCTGCAGTATAACCTACAAGGGAGATACTTTTAGATTCAGCAATGAACTTATAGTTTTTACCTTGGATGAGTCGTACACCATTATGGAATACTTCTAATCTATCCACCCCAGGATCATAGTTAAGTGTATTAAATCTGAATACATTTTCACCATCAGCTAATACTGCATAAGAGTATGTAGTACTATCAATTAGATATGGTAAACCATTAGTTACATAGAAGCGTTCAGAGATATAGTCATACTGTAAGTATAATTCATCCCCAGCTTGAATTTCATTAGCTTTAGCCGGTTCAAAACCAACAAAGATTGGAATAGCTTTACCATCAACTCTAAGAGTTGGGTTATTACCAACGTTAGCATGGAAGCGTACACTGATTACATTACCATCAAGTAATTTATACTCATTAGGTAATGTAGTACCCATATTAACGTTATCATCTTTAGTAACGCATCGAGTAATAATACCGCCACGGTCTAATAATGCATTCATTTTGTCATAGAGACTTTTAACTGCTGCACTAGAAGCTACAGATGTAGTATCATTAGATGTATAGCTATGACTATACTTTTGCATTCTATCGATAGGCACTGTACCCTTATTGAGATATGCACCATCGATATAGTTCATAGTCTCAAGTTTAGGAGCTTGAGCATTATAGATGAAATAGAAGTTGATTGTACGACCAGCTTCGACTTCTTCTTGGAATGTAATTTGATTACCTTCAATAGAGTAACGGTTAGGATAGATTTGAAGAGTACCAATAAATACTAAGAGCATATTAGGTTGATCAAAGTATCTTTCAAAAGGTACTGGGATATCAAACGTTTTACCTTTTTTAGTTACTACAATAGAATCAAATGCAGATGCAATATGAGAGATTTGTCTAACTTTAGCTTCTAAAGTTTCACCGTCATCTGTGTATACTTGAGAAGCAATAGTCATAGGTGCAAATCTTTCTTCACCTTTAACTAATGTAGTTGGAGTTACATTTTTATAGTCGCCTAGAAAACGTGTAATCTCAGTAGTAGCTACAACGTTTTTCCAAGCACTAGTCCAAACATAGAATAATTCGGACTCTTTAATATAGTAAATAAGATCTGTACTTACTTGGTCGTTATTAGACAAACGATATCGTTCAGTATCAGTATTTACTATTTTAAGTTTATTTGTTTTAAATCGGATGTCATGAGCTACATCATAGAATACTTCTTCAGTATCAGTGGTGTAGATAAATTGACCTTCCGAGATTGGTACCTGAGAGAGATGAGCTCGTTCGGTAGCCAAATATTTTAAAGTTGCCATGTGTAAGATACCCCTTTATTAAATAGTATTATCAGTTGCAAGATCTTTACCAATCATACCAGCAGCTACTGAATAGAACCAGTTTACGCCACGGTCATATGTAACAAGACGAACCAATTGAGCTTCTTTATTTTTACTAGGAATGATACGTCTAGGAATTTTAACTTGAACCCCATCAGCTCTAGTAATAAAGATATTGATAGCATCTGTACCAATATTTTGAGGATCTAGAATAAGAATAATTTCTGCAGTAGATTTATCTAAACCTACAATGGTAAATGATGGATTAGCACTATCCAAGATAAAGTTATAAACTCTATCAGGACGAATTACTTTATTACTACCACCAGCTAAGTTAACTTTAGCTTCTTGAGGTAAGTTTTCTTTATTTGTATTATAGTTTTCTAAACCTTTAACACGAGGTAATGGATCTTCTGCATTTAGAAGACCAGTTACTTTAGCATTAAGTTGAGAGAAACTATTAGTCAAAGTATTAGTTGTAGACTCAAGATTAGCAATATTACTTGTAAGGTTAGGAATACCTTCTAAAGATTGAGTTCTAGCCTTTAAGTCAGTTAATGTAGGAGCAATATTAAGAGAATCAATAGTGTCCAAACGACCTAATATACTAGTACGAATTTGAGTATTCTCATTATTATATGCTTTAAGAGAACCAATCTCTTGGTTCATATTAGTAAACTTAGTTTCAGTACTATCGGATAAATTATTTAATTTACCATTCAAAGTATTTATAGAAACACTATAGTCTTCACCTTGCTCTAAGTTAGCAATACGTTGTTGTAAAGCTAAGATTTTAGAGTTAGGATCACCTAAAGCTTTAAGTTCATTAACTTTACCTTCAAGAGTATTTACTCTTGAACCATAATCTTCACGAGCTTCTAATACAGTAATCTTATTACTTAATTTATTAAGCTCTAGATCTGCAGCATTCTTAACACCTGTAATCTTAGTATTAAGATTATCATTAGTAGTGCCGATCAATGTATTCAAATCATCTAATCTACGAGTAGCAGCATCAATATCACTACGTAATACTGGAAGATTAGAGTATTGATTAGCTGTAAATTTAACTGCAGCTACATCATCTTGAAGTTTCTTAAATTTAGCAGCATCAGGTGGAGCTGTTTCTTCTAAGTGACGTACACGTTCTACGATATTTGTATCTGTACGTTGTACCCATTTAACGATATTACCATCTTTAACTGGATAAGTATTATTAGCTGCATGACTAAACCCATTGATTTCTATAGTACCAGCATAATCCACAATAGAATCATTATCAAATGCAATTTGTGGTACACGATATCTCTTAACAGGTTCATCTACAGTATTTAGATTATATTTGGAAAGATGTTTAATATAACCATCTAAGTTTACAATACCAACGCCTTCTACGTTGAATGTATAGCTAGATAGGTCTACATTCTTTTCAACTTCTTTTAGAATATTTCTTGTTATATCAAATATAACAGATTTATCTTCGGCGGAAACTACATAGAGTTTACCAGTCTTATAATCAAATAAGATTTCTTTTTTCTCAGCCAGGAAGCGAGAATTATAATCTAATGCTATAAGAGGAAGACGAGTCCCTTTATAGTTAGAAGTAGCCATATTATACCTCCTTGCGAATATGTATTTTAATTACATTAATGTTCAAAATATAAGCGGATAGGGATTTTGACATCCCTATCCGGTATATATTATTCTCTGATTACATTAGATGCATCAAATATATTTGTTTGGAATAGATTATCTGTTTCACTTTCATCGACAGCAATCTTAGGTAATTCTTTAAGGAATACTGGAGTATCACGTTCTTCAATAGCTTCTTCGGAAACTACATTAGATACACCAGGATCACCTGCAAGTTGAGATTCAGTCATTTCTTCATTTAGACCAGTGTAATCAATATCAGGATTATTGATATGAGTTGCATCTAAAGCATTAGATAAGTATACGTTAGTATCAACGTTAGTCAATAATACTTTATTATTATAGCTCAAACCAAGTACACCACCAAATTCAGATTCAGCTTTATTTAAAACCATATCAGTCTTGATAGCATTTCTACCAACTCTAATAGTATAAGATTTACCAGACTCAACTTTAATATACGAGCTGACTTCTGGAGCAATAGAAGACACTGCTCTAGAAACGTTTACACCATTGATAAGCATCAAGTTAACTCTATTACGATTTTCAGGAGCTTTACTTGAATTAATAGCATTCTCATCATTTCTATCTACAATACCGAACTCAGTTACACCACAGCCATACATGGTACCATTACTACTATAATGAATTTCGTTGCCATCATTAATAGTATTGGCAACTCTGGAATCATATTCATTAGTGATTCTATCATAGAAAGTACTTAACTCTACAGATTCAATATCACCAAGTTTAGGAACTGGTGCTACAGAGAAGTTGGTGCTACCGTAGCCACAGAATTGGAAAGCTGCTGGATATCTTTCAATATCTTCAGTAGTTATCATTTTATTATAACCACTGCATAATGTAATGATAATTTCACCGACATTGTCAGGACAAATCCAATATTCTTCACCAGGTTTAGTAAAGCTTTGATTGAATTGTAAGTTAAATTCATCACTATACATTTCTTCTAAGCTATTAACAAATGTATCTGGTTTAGTTAATGTATCACCTTTATAGAAGATAGGTGTATTATCACGATCAGAGTCAAAGTCAATACGATATTTTAAATGATATTGACTAATATCCGTATCAGCTGTAGTATAAGCAATATTGATGAAACCATTTTGAGGAATGGTTAACTTATATTTCAAACCAGGGTATACTTTGACATTTCTGATAATTTCTTTTTGATAGAAGTAACCAGCATTAAGTCTACCTTTAGAGTCATCAGTTTCAGTTTTACGTAAAGGTTTCATAGCTGGAACAAAATTATTTACTTCAGGTAATCCACCAATAGGTTTCTTATAGATTGGCTGACTAATTAGGTTAAGATCTTTACCAATATTTTCATCAATATAAGCCGCCACCTCTGTAGGTAAGATATAGCTTACTTCACCAAATTCAATATCTTTAGATCTTAAGTAACCCAATGTAGTAACTGCAGTAATTATAGGTTTAAATCTACTAGAAGAAGCAATAGTCTTAATCTCAAGCATAGATACATCTTCAGGGCAAGTAAATGTATATTTACCAGGAGCAATATACTTATTAACTGTAGTAGCTAGGCTATAGATAGATCTATTCTTGAACGTACTTGCATCATAAGTATATACAAATGGTAATCCTTTATTGATACCATGAGATGTATAATGAGTTCTAATAATATCATTAATGATAGCTTCTTGTGAAGTATCTGGAACGATATACTTTTCAAGATCCGTTACGTTATTATAGATATTGAATAACTTATTGATATCATCATTAGATACTTGGTTCATAATGATATCATAGTCAGAGTTAATATCTTTATACTCAGCTAATTCTGGAATAGATGGAGTATAGTCTAATACTAATGTATTGAAACGTGTTTGAACGTCAGATTTCAATCTAATGATATTATTCGCAACGTTCATGATATTATCTTTATTGATCTTCTTACCATTGATAAACATGAAGTAGAGTTTATTATTCAATAGATGATCTAAGTCATTTCTATTCAAATATAAGTATCCACGTTCATTAATCATTGGATGTTGTACATCTTCACGTTCTAAACTTCTATTCTTTTGGTTAGCAATGTAGAAGTATAGGAAGGATAATGTTTGACCAGCTTTCAATGCATCATTATAGTTTCTTAGAGTGATCTTATTCAAATCTTTATCTAATACATAACGAGATGCATCAATGAAAGTTTGATTAGCAAATACCATTAAAGAGTTACCTAGTTTAAGATAGTTCTCAAATGGTAATGGAATATTAAATTCAGTTTGACCATCAACTACAGCCTCTTTATCAATTACTTCTTTAGCAATTACCATATAGTCAGAGTCTGCTAAAGTAAATGTAACTTGACGATCAGTTGTAGTAATTACACTATCATCAATGAATGTAATAGTATTCATTGTCTTAGAGATAGTATATTGAGATTCTCTAATGAATGTACTACCAACAGTTACGATGATTTTCTTATCCATAAGCATAGAGTCAGCCCATGGGATATTAAATGTACGTTGACCATTTTCTGTACATGCTACAGACTCAGTTATAAATTTAGTATATTTAGAGTTATTAACTACACCACCAATAGTAGCAGTCTCAGTGTCAATATTTTCAGTATATACAAAGATGAATGTAACTGTACGTCCTTCCATTACAGCGTCTTCACGACTTAAGAATCGTAAATCATTACCAACTACTTCATAACGACGGTTATCAACATAGGTATCACCAATTACACAGAAGAATTTACCAGTCTTCTTATCGAAGTCATGTAATGCTTTAGGTAATTTAAATACTAATTGACCATCTTGCTCTGCAAATACTTCTTCAATAGCAGTCTTAACAGATACATTCTTACCAGTAACAAAGTTGAATACTAATTCTTGACCTAAGTCTAAACCATTGGCTGTAAGTAACTCAACAGTATTAGCTTTAGTATCAATATAATACTCAGCATCATTTAGGAATACACCATTTCGAATTAAGAAGAAGCTATTTTGATCTTCAAAGTATTTAGCATATGGTAATGGTATAGTAAACTTAAGTTGGTTATTCATAGTAGCTCTAACAGATACTGCAGAAGTACCAACTTTATTCTTTTGATCCGGATAAATGAATACAAAGATCAATGCAGTACCAGCATCAATACCAGTATCTTGGTCAAAGAACTTAATTTGTTTAGTACCTTCCATGATTTCATATCGTTTAGGGTTTACATAGATACCACGATATGTAACAAAGAAGAATCCTTCAAATCCTTCTGGATATGGAATATCAAAAGTCAATTGATTATCTCTAGTAGCCATAACAAATTGAGGATCGATATTTAATACATCATCTTCTTTAATACCACCATATGGATTATTTTCAATCATTTCATTATATAAGAATACGAAAGTGATTTCACGACCATATGCTACATAGTCTTTAGGATCTTTAAATACAATAGTACGACCAATTACGTTATATCTAGATTGGTCTACCAAAACAGAGCCACGTAATAATAGGAAGCTATTCTTATTTAATAAAGAAGATTTAGAAGGGAATGGAATAGCAAACACTGGTTGTTGATTTACAGTAGCCTTTAATGTAACTACATCAACACGGTTTGTTTTACCAATATCAGTATAGTTAAAGTCATAAGGTAAATAGAAGATATCTACTCTATCACCTTTCTGAGCAATACGACGTAGATGGACACAGACTTCAGTAGCTGTATTTTCTACTTCAGGGACAATAACTCTATACATATCCTTACTTAAGAGACGACCGTTGTGGAATACAGCGAATCTATCTTTATTCAAGCAAGGGATAAAGTCTCTACCAAAGAAGTAACGTACTGTAGGTTTAGTAATATTAAAGTGCTGATATTTAAACTGATTCTTAGCAGCCATATAGATGGTCTTACCATAATATGCTGGGTTAGTGAATGTAACAGTTTTATTATCTTTATCTAAAGTATACTTAACGTCATAGATAGTACGTTTATTGTATGGAAGTTCTTTATAAATTTGATCTTCAGTATAGTTAGCAAATACCATTAGATCTTCATACTTGATGGTAGTGTTTTCGATAGTATTATTATCTTCAGTACACTCTACTTTCAAGTAGTTATTATTTACTCCAGTGAAGTAAGTGAATTCAAATTCATCATAGTCAATGATATCATTGATTTCTGCATTAGTAATAGGAATTTGGAAGTCATTATTAACGTATCTAATACGATCATATAAATCCCATAGTTCACCATTTTTATAGATGATTACAAATGTCTCTGGAGATTTATGATATCCTCTAGGAAGAGATAATACATTATTAGCGATTTGAGCTTTTAACTCTTTACCACTAATAGATCTAGAATGAATCTTTAAACGCTTCTCATAGAGTTTATCAAACATAGAAGAATTATAACGACTGATATATCTAATACCAGAAGATACATTGTCTTCATAGTCTGTATTATATTTATATTGGAAGTCAAAATCACGACCTAATGCATTGACATCTAGTGCAGGCATTTCATTCTCAGGTTCAGTAATAAGACTCTTTAACAAATCCTTATTTTCAGGGATAGTGATATTGCTTCTATTATGATTAGTGATATCACGATAGAAGTATTTAACTTGTAAGTCATAAGTTAATGGATCACCATTATTCATAGTGATGATATTAAGATTCTTAATATCAGGATCTATTGTTTTATCAAATAGACCATTAGCCCAGCATAAGAAGTTATTCTTAGTGAGCTTATATTTAGCATCAAAGTCTAAATCACGGTTATCAACTCTACCACCAGCTAATACTTTAAAGAAGCCAGTCTCTAATTTAAGAGTAGTGGTATCTAAACTATATACAATAGAGCCAAATGGAGACAATTGACCATCTTCATCAAATCTGAATAGCTCAGTATTTGGTTTAGGGATCTTTCTTGTCTCAGAATAGCTCATATAAGTAAATGGCAGATTCACCATTTCAACTTTATCTATATGCAAAGGATTAAGATCCTTGACAGTATTCTTATCGCAAACGAGATATGTATATTTAGCATTCCGTACTACACGGAAAGTAGACCATTTTACATGTCGACCATTTACAAATAGCATAAATGGATATACTAAACCTTCGTTGACCGCATCAGTCATACGTTTATCGAAGTCAATAGTTTTCTTAGTCAAATAATTAAGACGGTAACGTACTCCAGTAATACGAAGTACGTATCCTTCTTTCTCATAAGTTACATAGTGACGAATACCTTTAGATACATAGTAGTTCATCTTATCCCAGCTAATATCAACTACCTCTGGGACGATACCTTTTTGCATCCCAGAGATATTTGTAGTGGAATAATTCTTAAGTTGATCAACGTAGTTATAAACTTCGTTATCGTAAGTTTTCATAGTATTGACCTCCGACATCTAGAACTGTTTTAACATATTCAGGAAGTCCACGGTTAGTCACCTTTTCAATAGTAGATTGATTATTTAAATAGCATCCAATATAGGCATTAGTCATCATAGCAGAGAATGCTGGGAAGTACTCTAATGCAAATAAAGCAGATGGAGAGTACATTTTAACCCATGTAGCAATTACTACTTCAGTAGTTAATTTATGGAGTTTCAAAGAATCTCTAAGCATAGCTACAAATGCATCTAAGTTCTTGAAGGAATCACGTTCCACATAAGATTCAATTAATTCAACTTCACGATCAGAGATACGAGCAATTTGTTTAGAGAATGCTGTATTATTAGCATAACCATATTTAGGATTATTGCTACCAATGATATTCTTAATGAAGTATTGGGAAGCAAGATACATAACACGGTTATGGATATTACTTACAGTATTCGTTTTGAATAGGTAGTTAATAATATTATTGAATAGGGAAGCAAAAGCATATGCACCAGATTTAACTAAGTCGAATCTGGATACGATATTAGAATAGCCACCAAAGTACATCATGTTTACAGATGCTTCTAATAGATGAGCAACTAGTTGTTTAACATTGTTGCATTTATATTTACCACCTTCAAAGTCAATGATTTGAGTGCAGTCTACATAGATCAAGTATTTACCAGTGCCACCTTTAATATCTTTAGCAGTTAATACTCGAGTACTACGGTTTAATGGGTGTGTACTTGTATAAAGTACAATTTGCTTAGATTCCATTGCAGAGATTAAGAAAGAACCAACTTGTGTTTTCTTAACATCATATGCAATATCAGCAAAAGCTTCAGAATGGACGTCAATTTCTTTACCACCTTTGATAAAGCTTAAGACAGATTTTTCATATTCATCTTTATATTGGGAAAAGATAAAAGTCTCATTTATGAGTTTGAAATTCAACTGAGCCATTATAATCCTCCTTCGAAAAGTATCTTAAAATATTACTACAATGTTTAATTTGCAGGTGTATACACCCCTAGGAGACTTAACCTCCTAGGGGTGCAACGTAAGTATGTTTATAACAATGGAGACACACATCTAAAATGAATACAAGAAAACACTGGCTGTCACTTTCTCATTATGATATATGTGTAATATAGTCGGCGAAACTATATTACTATTAAGTTCTAATAGTAATTCTTTAATAACGCCCAGACATATAGATACAAAGGAGGAGAATTATGTTTGAATCTAACCTAGATGAGGTACGTATAGGTACTTATGAGCATGGAGAGAATAAAGTTCCAAGTGTGACTCAAGTACTTAGTCATATAAATGAAGACTATATTGCTCAATGGGCAAACTCATTGGGATTTAAAGGTATTGGATACCGTAGAGAATTAAATAGATATGCTGTCGAAGGAACTAAAGTTCATAATGAGATTGAGCATTTCTTAACTGACGGATTATGTATGACAGATCCAGTAGATAAGACTATGGGATTTATGTCATTCATTCAATGGTTTAATGATTGTGGGTATGAGAAGAATATTCTTATTGAACCAATCATGTTAGAGAAATCCCTTATAGGTAAATACTTCTGTGGAACTATAGATGCAGTTATGAGAATTGGTAATGAAGTTCATATTGTAGACTATAAGACCTCAAGTAATATTGGATATAAATACTTTATGCAATTATCTGCGTATAGATATCTACTATCTAAGATAGGTATTCATGTAGATAAGCTTACCGTATTACAGCTTAATAAATATGAGTCTAAGTATAAGCAGTATACTATAGATATTAAACAGAATGAGGAGTTAGTTGATAGTTTATTCAATGGATTCATCAATACATTAAACTCATTCAATAGTATTAGAGAATTAAGAGAGATTAAATCCTCAGAGTTTGGAGTGAAATAATATGAGTGAATTATTTGGAAATATAGCATTAGCATCAGCAATAACTGCTGGTATAATTGGAGTAGCTGGGAGTGCGATTAAAATAATCGATCTTGAATCTAAGATTGGAGATATAGTAATATGGGATAGCTGCATTTTTGCAGGTATAG